TTCAGCTTTGAATCGTTGCCATAAAAGGAGCGTGAGCCGTGCATCTTGTTCCGCATAATGACCAACATGTTCAGCAGGTAACTTCCACATCTCAGCTTTAGCATCTACACCATGTGAGGCCGCTGCCTCTTTTAAATCATTCTCAGCTTTTACTTCTCCAAGATACTCAACCGATAAAGCATTTAAAGAATAACTCCATCTGTTCTCATCAATCAATGCTGCTGCAATCATGGTATCAACTATTTTACCTTTGACTTCGATACCTGATGCTTTCAACCAACCGACATCGTATTGTGCATTATGAAATATTTTAGTTGCAGGTAATGAACAAACATCTTTCATGTATTGTTTAACTTGTTCTGGAATTAAATTACCACCACCGAAATGACCGAAAGGAAAATAACCTTGCCAACCTTCTACCGCTACAGCAAAGCCGATAATTTCTCCACTATTCGATGCCCATCCTGCACCCATTCTTTTATTAATTCCTTCATCTCTCGTCTCTAAGTCAATTGCTATTTCAGAATAACCAGATAAATCTTTAAACTCATTTGGTGCTGACCACATATTCTTTTTCATATTAAACACTAGTTGTAGACTCATTTTTCATCCATATAGTTAATCTGTCCCTCAAGTGGACAAACGATTGGTAATTCTTGATTGCAAAATATAAAATCAATACCCATAAGTTTTGCGTTAATAAATATGGTATCAATATCGAAAATTTTAAAACCTATGCTTTCCATGTAATTGATATAATTAACAAATCTAGGAGCCTTATCGTTGTTATCATAAATAGGACATTCTAATTGCACCCATTTAGTTTTTTTAAATAAATCTAAAGACCCTTCAATTATTTCTAATTCTGCACCTTGTACATCTAATTTGATTAAGTCATAATTTTGATCGGGTACAACATCAGATAATTTTTTAACAGGTATAGTTTTTTCATCAAAAAGAACATTAGAGTTTTCTTTATATAATGAAGATCCAGTTGATTTATTTTTGTTCTGAGCAAAGTAAAATTTTCTATCTTCATTTCTCATACCTAATGCAACACAAAAAAACTGACCTATTTGGTCTAATTCTTTTCTATATTGATCTTGTGCATCAATTAAATAAAAATTAGAGTCTGGATAAATTTCTTTTATTCTTTTTGACCAATTACCTTGATGACAACCACCATCAATAATATTATCTAGTTTTACATTGAAAGCTTTCAATCTTTCATAAAATTTTAAACTTACTTCTACTGGTTTAAACATTGAGTACCTCTTGTTTGAATCTTAATGAATTGTATATTCCTTCATTAACAGCTTTTACTATTAAGTTTGGATAATCTTTTATAGTGTTAAAATTCTTTTCATGTTCCCAATGGGTAATTAAAAAATCATCTTCCCATAAAAAATAATTGTTCCACATAAACTTATCTTCTAAGTATTCATTTGAACTCAGTTTAAAATCAACGTGTTCACTTACTGGATATTTATGTAATAAGTTTATTTCTCCTGGTCTAGACCACACATAACTAAAATGATGGTGATATCCTTTATGTCCGCTTTTATCTCCCTCTATGTATTTAGAGGTTTCTACTAAAGGTGACGGGGTTTCAAAATAACCTGCTTTGGCTATTCTTTTACATTCTTTTAAAAAATGTTTTGGATTATATAAATCCTCTACAACATGTCTTGCATATACGAAATCAAACTCTTTATCTTTGTATGGGAAAACTTGGGATGAGAAATCACACATTGAATAATTTTTAAATCGAGATTTTTCTTCTACGCTGTGTCCACAAAAGTGAGTTGCTTTTTCAAAAGGTACTTGACCTGGCCCTAATTCTAAAACTTTTCCATTAGCTTTTGATGCAACATACTTAGTAACCTCTTCAATGGGTGCATAGTATCTTATCTTAATCATAAAAATTTTTGTTCTATTAATTTATTTAATTTATCTTTATTACTAAAAGCAAATAGTGCTGCATGATAATCTTCGGGAAAAATTTCCCAATAAGGCCCTTCAGTGCCTGAACCTCCTTCTCTTGCGGGATATATCTCTAAAGTAAAACCAACTCCATCAACTTTAATTCTTTTTTTTATTGTTCTAGAGCTAGGCATTATTTTCTTTTCTTTCTATGTCTACCCATATACCAATCTCCTGGTTCATAGTTCCATTTTTTACCGTGATGTCCTCTTATGTCTGCGTACCACATTCTTATTTTTACTATTAATTTTCTTATATTTCTTTTCACTTATTCTTCTTTCTTTGGAACATAATCTACACATTTTTCTTTTGGTACTTGAAAAAACATTTCATCGGATGAAACATATTTATTTGGATTCTTTACTAAAGGCGAGTTCAATATATCTTTGTCTTCAATCATTAAACATCTAGTGCAATTTTTATTAATACTAAAGTAAGTGCAACGACCATTAAAAAATTTTCTTTTTCGCTCTGGAATATTTACAGTTGAGAAAGGAAATTCACCGTCTGTGTCCCAATTATTTCTAATTTCTACTTCTGCTGTATATACAATTTCATTATTATTATCTAAAATTTTTAAATCTACACCAAACTTTGATCCTTCTATTATTGTTAAATCAGGGTAAGCTTTATTTAAAAGTTTAGTTACAAATTCTTTACCCTTTTTATCGTTTTGTTCATAAAGTAATTTATTAAATTTTTTTCTAACAATCATTTTTTTTGCATATCTTTCATTTTTAATATTTCTAGATCACAATAATGTTTTATTTTCTCAAGGTCTTCGATACCATTTTTATTTAAATATCTACAAACATATTTAATAACATTACCTTGAAAGAATGAGAGATTATTCTTTGATATAAATTCATAAGGTTGAATGTGAAATTTTTTGTAGTGATTCCCGCCTATCTGCTTTGATTGTGGAAAGGCTTCTTCTAATAAATCTTTATTGGTCATCTGGTTTCCTCTAAATAAATTAAATAATCTTTACCAATTGGGTAATGATACTTATAGTCTGTTGATAAAATATGTAAAGTGTTTTTTGCTCTTGATGCACCTGTGTAATAAACTTTTCGCTCTCCACTTTTATCTAATTTTGTTTTACGGCCAAAGTCAGATGCGTAATCATTTTTACTTGCAAGAACAACATGGTCAGCTTCGCCACCTTTTACACTATGAATAGTATCAATAATAATTTTAGGCTCTTCATTCAATTGCTGTTGGCCATAGCGTTTTAGTAATCTTATGAAATATATTTTTTGTCTTGAAGTGAAATTCCTACGAAGAATCCACCACCATTCTTTGTTTTTCTTTTCATTTGGCACAGTTAAACCACACCAATCTTTAAGTTCTTCAAAGTTATAGGTTTTAAAATCTGGTTCTCCCATCCAAAATTTATCTTGTCTATAAGCGTCTTTTTCTAAATCCCTTATGTATTTAAACATAACCTCAGCATCAGCTTTATTAATTGATTTACCATTAGATATAGCTGTCCAAGCTTTTATGGCCTGCCATTGTTTACGATCAAAAGATTTATTATTTTTATTATCTCCAAAGTATAAACCTGCTTCTTTAGCAGCCATTCTAAGTTCATTAACAACTTTATTAACTCGTCCTAAGATGTACCATGTACCTTCTTGATTAAAATCTATCTCTTTGAAATTTAAATATCTTTTGACAGCACCCTCTTTATCTGATGGTAGGTATTCTTTCTCTTCTGAATCTATAATTCCTCTTCTAATTATTTCTGTAAAATGGTGTATAGCTTCTCCAAATCTCCTAGTCTTTCTTAGTACAACCTTTCTGCCTGGGAAATAAGTTGTAAAATATTTTGAATCAGCTCCATTCCATTGATAGATTCCTTGATCATCATCTCCTGCTAAATAAATTCTCTTTGATTTATTTGCTATTTTAAATAACACAGACCATTGAAGAGGTGTAAAGTCTTGAGCTTCGTCTAGTATTAAAACATCTAACGCAGGAAAATCTATTTCATCAATTGCTTTTGAAATCATATCGGTAAAATCTATAAATGATGATTCGCCACCACCATTTTTATAATGTTCATAAGTAGATATCTTTCTTTGAAATACATCGATGTTATCTTTCTTATAAGACTCTCTTTTGTAAACTTTAATAGGGTCTTCCATCATGTTTCTTGCTTTATCATAAATAGATAAAGACCAATCTTTATAAATAAACTCATCATCTTCTAATCTATTATCTGATCGTTTTAAAATACTTTCCTGTAATGCAAAATCAATCATACAGCTTTTAATATCAAATACTTCTTCTTGAAAATATCTACGACAGTATTTGTGGAGAGTTTTAAATCTTGTAAAATTTTCTATAGTGTACTGTGGAAAAGTAGACAAGGCTCTTTCCACAGCAGTGTTGACCGCTTTGTTAGTAAAAGAAATGAAAGCAATTCTTTCTGGTCTTGTTCCGTTTCTTAAATATTTTTTTAAAATCCTTTCAATCAAAGTATAGGTTTTACCTGTTCCTGGTGGGCCATATATTTTAATCGTTTTCTTGTGTAGGTTTTTCAGCCTTTGGATTTCTAAACTTTCCTGTGTGGTAGTCATCGTCCATCTCCGTTAATGATGTATCAACTTTTTTTGGTTTATGTTTTTTAATTTCTTGGTGATTGATAAACTCTGGCATATCAACTGCCCAAATATTTTTCTCCCCCTCATGGTATTCTAATCGTTTACAATTTAATAATCTCAAAGCTTCCATAGAATTATTGAATGCTTTATTCATTTTCTTCTTCATCCAATTATCTAATGTAGTTCTTTTGAAATAACAAACATTTGTTTTAGAATCTAATACAACATATCCATCTTTTAGTTTTCTAAAATCATCTTGTTCAATTGTATCCTCAAAGAATTCTTTAAGTGTTTGATAACGCATATCTTCTAATGTTTCTAAATAATTAAACTCATCAGACTCATCAGCTTTCTTAACTAAACCATCTAAAAATAAATCCCAAACAATAATGTTCTTTCTCTTAGGTAATGTTTTCCAAAGTATTTTATAATTTAATAATTTCTTTTTAAAGTTTAATTCAGATGCTAGATCTTCTGGTTTAACCATAATCTTTTCACCCTGATATTTAAATTGATAAAAAGATTCTTTAATATCTCTTATAAACATTACATCTTCAAACTCATCTATGATTGCAGGAGCCTCTTGAAATATACCTAATGATCTATTTTTACATAACTCTTTATTACATAGTGGTGTAATTGCATTTAGTTTAGGTGGACATTTATAAAAGTATCCATTCTTCTTAACTGATTTTGCAATCGTTATAATTTCTTTTTCTGGTAATGGTATTGAAAATATTTCAGTATTTCTTTTCTTAGCTATCTCAGTTAATTCTGATATAGATATGTTTTCATCCTTCTTACATTCTAAAACTAAAACATTAAACAGAAAATCATTTCTGTGATTACCAGACCATTTTTCTTGTATCATCTTCTGAACACAAGGTGGATATTCTTTCCAACTAGATTCTGGTTCATATGATGTTGCCTTAAAGTTTTTAATTTGTTCTAAATTTACTCGTTTAAGTTGTGCTAATTCTAAGAATGCTTCTAACATGATAGGAGTACCATCATCATTATAAGCAAACTCTGTTGTCATTTTAGCTTTAAAGTACGGCATACCTAAAGCTTTATTCATTGGAAATACCTCATTAGCCATGAAGTAATCATTATTCCATTTGTTTAAAACTTTTAAAACTTCTGCTTTATCTTCCCAATCTTTTAAGAATAAGAATATGTGTAAGCCTCCAGATTTTGATCTAACAGGTATTAATGGTAAATTATTATTTTTAATTATGTCTACATATTTTTTAGAACTATAGTCTTTATAGTTTTGAGGATCGACATCAATACACCCCCATTTAATTTTGTCATCACGTTCTGGTCTTAAACCAATAACGTATTTCCCTTCTAAGTGGTCTTGCCATAAGTTAGCGGTTACTGGTTCGTGGATCGTGAGGTAGTCAGCTTCCCTCTTCCCCCTTTCATCTTGGCCACCCGTTAGGGTGACCTTAATGAATTGACCAGAGTCGCCTTCAAACAACTCTAGTAATTTATGTTGCATTAGAATGGTGTTGCTTCGCTATCGCTTACGTTTTTAACTTCAGCTTTACCTTCTTCTTCAAATGCTACTTTACTAAAGATGTCTTGTTTTTTACAACTTTCATAAAAAGCTTTTGACGCTTGCAATGCATCTAGACTTTTAGATGGGTCTAGCACCGAATCAAATTCGATTGACCAACCGTACCAAGAGTTCTGACTATTGGACTCTTTAGTAGCTTTAAGTCTATATACTTGTGACCAAGATGGTGGATTGAACATACGATTTTTACCTTTGATCTTTCTACTAATGATCATTGAGTTCCACAGTTTAGATTTTTTCTTTTGTGTAACTTTCATAGGTATTAAAGCATTTTCAATTGGCTCATAATTTTCATTCAACAATTGAACAAAATGATTACCAGTATCTTCAACATAATTACCATTTGGTAACCTATCTTTATTGTCATCACCTTTAGTTGTTTTAGTCATAATAGATGGGTCTGTATGTATTGCTACAGGTCTACCTAGACTATCACCTCTGTCTTGCCATTCATTAAAAGTATTATTGTAATGACATGGTACGGCAAGTACGCCTTCTTTTGCTTTATACAAAGAACCAGTGATTTCATTAAAGATATCACCTTGCTTTGCATTTTCATTATACTTTGCACTATCCTCATCTAGTACAGCTGAGCTAGAGTAAAGTATTTTAAGTAAAGGTAATCTGGTATCACGTGCTGTGATATTTTCAGTACCTTGTCCCGATAAAGCTTCAAGATCCATTTTTACTGGAACTCCAGCTTCTTTTTTTGGTGCTACTTCTTTAGTAGCGTTTTGTGCTTCAGACATTATTTGTCCTCCTTCTTAATGGTTACACGGTTTGCAACGTAAACTCCGAACATATCGTTTGGTATTTGTTTACCTTCTTGTATTTGTTCTCTTACGAATCCTTTAAGAGTAGATGCATGAACACCTTGTTTCTGTTTTACGTTATACCCTTTTGATTGAGCATCCTGTATTACAGATTGTGCTATTTCATCTTGACCCTTACCAAATTCAAGAGTTACGTTATTTTTGATTAAGTCTCCATGTCCGTTCTCACGTAACCAATTGTGAGCACGTTCTTTGAAAGACTCATTGATGTGAGCTTGGTA